CCATACTCGTGATTAAATAATATGAAAAGCACGAAAGACAGATAAATAAAATGCCTTTACACGATGTAAAATGCTCCAAGTGTGGCCACATTCAGGAGTTTTTCTATCAACCAGGATTTAGACCTATGAGTTATTGTTGTAATAATTGCGATAAAATTCAAGATTTTAAACCTTTATTAAGCTCTCCAATGATCATAATGGCTGATGCAAGACCTATTGAAAAAGAATTAGAAAAATCGGCAGCCGATGGGAGTTTCTGATCCCTCATAAAGAAGCAAAACAGCGAAAAAGGACAAAGCGTTTATTAAATATAAAGCTGAATCGGGAAGGGAGAACCGCTAATCAGCATAAAAGATTTTTACAAAAAGAAAGAGAAAGGAATCAAAATGGTTTATTTTAAAAGAAAAGATGGATCGGTATTTGGAAAAGATAATCCATCAAAAAAACAAATGGAAGCTTATAAAAAAGAAGGCTGCGCTGTTTGTGATGAAAATGGAAAACCGGTAAAAGCTAAAAAGAAAGCAAAATAATGCCTAAAAAGGGAAAAGGATATAGTAAGGGGAAAATGGGATCCAGAAAAAAGAAATCTGGAAAAAAGAAGAAATACTAATTGTTTGAAATTTGCCATTTAAGAGATAATAAGATTTGCGGATTTGCTGGATATGATCATAAAAAAGAATTAAGATGCGGCTTTGCAACTTATCCTAATCATATTCAATATATGCAGAAATGCCCATTAGATGCCAAGAAGCGCAAAAAAAAGTAATGGAATAGCTTTAAAATGCGAATTAGTTGGTTTAAAAAATTTAAAAATATCGCATAATTGGAGAATCGAGCTAGATACTTATGAGATTGAGCAAGAGAAAGTGAAAGAATTAGTTGATTTAATTGGCAAGCCGGTAAGCGTTGGTATTGTTTTAATTGAAGAATAAACGGTAAGTAAACGGTGAATCAAAAAGAAAACGGTCAATTTGCTAAAGGAAATAAGCTTGGCAATAGATTTAAAAAAGGAGAAGTCTCTAATCCTAATGGCAGGAGAAATTCAGCTAGGGATTTATTAAATAAAATTTTAGATACTGAAGTAGATGATATTACTAAGCGTGAAAAATTAATGAATAAATTGATCAGTATGGCCAATATGGGAAATTTAAATGCTATCAAGGAAGTCCTGGATCGAACAGAGGGTAAAGCAATAGAGCATATTAAAACAGAAAATGTAGATCCTATTAGAGTATTAGAATTTGGTGATAATGAACTTGATGAAAAAGAAGGGTCATAATAGACCCTTATAAGCTGATAAATATAAATTATAATATAAGGATCAAGATAAAGATAAATGAATGGATCTGATTTTAACAAAGGAAAGAAGGGAAATATTAACTCACCCAGCAAGATTCAAAGTAATCACGGCAGGGCGGAGATTCGGAAAGTCGATTCTGGGATTAATGTTTCTTTTAAAAGGGGAGATGTTGCCGGGACAAAATCGCTGGTATATCTGTCCGACTTATCGTCAAGCTCGTCTTACAGTATGGCCGATGTTAAAATCAATTATGAGGAATCAGACGGGTTGGAAGATCAACGAGACGGAATTGAGCTGTACGAGATCAGGAGTGACTATTGCGCTTAAAGGATCCGATTCAGCAGATTCACTTCGTGGGGCAGAACTTCATAGGGTCGTACTTGATGAGTATGCCTATCAAAAGCAAGGCGTATTTGAGGAGATCATTTATCCGATGTTAACCACTACCAATGGCCCTGTTCTTATGATTGGTACTCCTGATGGCTTTAGTGCTAATAATTTTTATGATTACTTTATTAAAGGGCAAGGTGGTGATCCTTTATGGAAATCTTGGCAATATAAAACAGTTGATGGAGGGTTCGTAAGTGATAAAGAGCTAGAACTGGCTAAATCAAATTTAGACTCCAGAGCATATCGTCAAGAATTCATGGCAAGCTTTGAATCGGCAGCCAATAGAGCAGCATGGGCTTTCGATCGTTCAGAACATGTAAAGAAGGCTGATGAATTAGCAGCTTATCAAATAATTGGTATGGATTTTAATGTCGACTATATGAGTGCAGTATGCGCTTCAGTTTACAGTAATGGTACAGTTCATTTCTTTGATGAGATCAGAAGAAGAAATTCATCAACAGAATTATTATGTAAAGAAATGAAAGAGAGATGGCCTAATGTAAAAGAGGTTTATCCAGATCCAGCCGGTGTTGCTCGTAGCACTACCTCAAGCCGCTCAGATCATCAAATAATACGAGATTATGGATTTTTAGTATATGCGAAAAGGAGACATCCAAGTCATAGAGATAGGCTTAACGCCCTTAATAGAAAATTAAAGGATGCCAAAGGTAAGGTTGAAATGACGATAGATCCTAAATGCACTTATTTAATAAAAGATTTAGAGCAAGTTCAGAGAGATAGGAATGGGGGGATAGATAAAAAGAATATTGAGCTGACTCACAGCCTTGATGCGTGCAGTTATCTCGTAGAATATAAATGGCCCATAGTTCAACGAATTGCAACCTCAATGAAATGGTAAGAATATGATCGTTGAAAGTAAAGATGTAATAAGTAGCAGCTTAACCGATTATCTCAATGATGTCACTAAAAAGAATGTTGAGTCCAGGTACAGGGCGCTATCATATTATGAAGGAATGAGAGGCGAAATGGAATCAGACCTCTCTAAATATTTCCCAATGAAAAGCTTAGAGATTCCTATGGTGTGCCAGAATATAACATCAAAACTGGTTAATTCACGTGCTATTGGATATAAAGATCCACCAGAAAGAACTAATGAAAAATATTTAGAATTTGTTACTGATATTGATCAAGCTATGATTACAGCTGAAAGGCTTACCTATCTCTTAGGATCGCATCTTATAAGATCAAGATTTAATGAGGAGACTGGAAAGATTGAATACGATCAGATTATAGAATTTGAACCAATGTTCTTGCCTAGATCACGTAAGCCATTTGCTTATATATATCCGATTTATAATCATGGGCAGGCTAGAGATCATGAAGTGGTCTATGCTTATTGGTCTGATACAGAACATTATCTGATCCATCAGAACGGTAATATAGAATCAATTAATGATGATAATATTAATCCATATGGCAAGCTTCCTTTTACTATATGTCATCGCCATCCTTATACTACTGATTTTATGCGTAATGGAGCAGATGATATTTTAAATGCCAATCTCATGGTTAATATGTTAATGACCGAACTTGGTCTAGCTATGAGATTACAAGCACTAGGGCAGCCGGTGATTACTGGTGTTGATCAAATGAATCAAGTAAGTCTAGGTGTAGACAAGCCGATGGTATTGCCTGAGGGGGCATCATTCAATTTTGAGAGCCCAGGTGGTGATCTTGCTAAATATATTGATTCAATTAGATTTTATGTCGACTCGGTGGCTTATAATAATAATTTAAAAGTGAAGTGGTCGGTAGGTCGTGAATCATTTGTAAGTGGAGAAGCATTAAAGATGGCAGAGATTGATTTAACCGAATCAATAATGGGTGACTATCAAATGATATGGAGAAGCGTAGAACAAAGCCGTTTTGAAGTAGATCGAGCTATTTTAGATATTCATGGTATTAGTATTGATGAAGAATATAGTGTTGATTTTACTGAACCACGATTCCCATTAACATCACAAGAAGAAAGAGCACAGTGGGATTGGGAATGGGCGAATAATCTTGCAACAAAAGAAGATTATCTTCGTAAATATAATCCAGATGCTACAGAAGATGAAATTGCTGAAATGTCTGAAGAACTTGGAATGAATACGCCCGAACAAGAAGAAACAGATCAAACAAGTAATATTTTATTACAAGCATTGAATACTGAATGAACGAATTAGATAAATTTAAAAAGCAATATTTAGCATTAGTAAAAAGAATGACTGATGCTACTTATCAATTAGTATTAGCAGGCCAATCTAAAGATCAGATTTTAAGGATCCTTGCTTCTAATGATTTTAAACAAACTATTATGAATGATAAAGAGTTTCAAAAATCTTTTGATGAATTAGATGCTATGCATGTTAAAGCTTTAAAGAATATGAAAAAATTTGCTGATATATCTCCTTCCACATTACAAGCCTTGACTATGGTCAATAAATCAGTATTTATGGATAAACTTGCAACTGATATAGCATCTACATTAAAAGGGAATCTTACTAGTGGAATATTAGGAGGATTAAGTAAGAACGATATTATAAAAGGGATTGAAGCTAATTTAAGACCAGATCAAATAGATACGCTTGTGACCACCGCATTGTCTAATTATACCGCATCTGTAAATGCGCTTATGGCTGATCAAATGCCAGATAATACAAATTATGTTTACGTAGGACCGACAGATAAAAAGACTCGAGATGTATGCCTGGAAATAATGAGCGCAGGTCCTATGACGCAAAAACAAATTGAAGAAAGATTCCCAAGTGCTTTTATAGAAAGAGGTGGTTTTAATTGCCGTCATCAATGGAATATGTATACTAAGACAGTACAAATGCATGATCCTAAAGGAGCAAAGGCTTTATTAAATGGCTAAACCTAAACCAATAGAAGATATGTTTAAAAATTTAACCACTAAGCAAAAGATGATTACTTTAGGGTGGAAATTAATTGACATGATCAAAGCTAGGACGATTAAAGGTGAAGGGGTTGATGGTGATTTTAAATCATATTCAAATAAAAGAATTAGCAAAGATGGTAAAAAATATACTCCTTATTGGATCTTAAAAAAACAAGGAGGATTTAAAAGGCAGGCTACAGGATTTAAACCGAATACTTCTAAAGATGTTAATTTAATTTTAACTAGCGATATGTTAAACAGTTTTCAAGTCAAAACAGGAAGCACAAATGATAAACAAGTAACGATCGGATTTCCTCCAGCAGAATCGCAAAAAGCTTTTGGTCAAGAAAAACAAGGGCGAGTTATATCTTCTACTCGCAGGCCAGTAAGAGAAGATGAGGAAGAGTTTATTGCTCAATTCTTTGATAAGCGTATAAAAAAAGCTATGAAAGATAGTAGCGGTAGAACTGAATTAATAATTGGATAACTCACTAAAGAGGATATAAATGTCAGAACAAGAAGTCACGCAAGACGAAAAACATGCAGACGACCAAATTCCTGTCGAAAAAAAGGAAGCAGGTTCCGGTACCGATAAAGCCGAGGATTACAACGTCCCAGGTTATAGGTTTCGAGAATTGAATGAAAAAAATAAAGCCTTACAAGATGAATTAAAGGCTTTACATCAAGCATCAAAAGCAAGAGAAGAAAAAGAAGCTGAAGAACGTGAGGAGTATAAAACTCTTTATGAAAAAACTAAAGCAGAAAGAGATTCTTTAGCTGTAGATGCTGAAAAGTTTAATTCGATTGAAACCGCCAGAAAAAATAGATTGTTAGAATCTTTCCCTGAGAAATTGAGGGAAAAGCTTTCAAATCTTGATTCTGAAACCTTAGACGTAATGAAAGATGAGTTTACTAACAAAGTCCCTAAAGTTGATGAATCAGACGGCGGTGTTTCTGGTGGCAAACCAGCGAATTGGAGCAAATTAGCTCCTAATGAAAGAAAAAAACATTTCGCCGATATTGTTTCAAAAGCAACAAGGGGCTAAAACTGAAATGGGGTAAAACCTTATGGCAAATGTCACAACGACAACAGCTGCCAAATTTATTCCTGAGTTATGGCGAGAAGCGATCCTCGATTATGCGGAACGTTCCTTTAGAATCAGGAATCAAGTTACTAATGTTTCGGATCTAGCTAGTGGCGGTGATACTATTCATGTACCACGAGTTTCTGAAGAAACAGCGGCTGCAAAATCTGCAGATACAGCAGTTACGTATTCAGCTAATACTGATGGCGAAGCCTCAATCTCTATTAACCAGCATGCTTATGAAGCTAAGAGAATTGAAGATATTGTAAGAGTTCAAAGTTCTTATGATCTATTTTCTCTCTATGCTAAATCAATGGGTTATGGCCTGGCTAAAAAGGTTGAGAATTACCTGGCGGTTGATATTATTCAATCTGCTACAGCAAATGATGTTACTCTGTCCTCAGATAACACATTTACAACTGCTCTTGTTAGATCAGGACTGCAAAAATTACTCGACATAGGCGTCGACTATACTGATGGTGAAACATTTATGTATGCTTCTCCAGCTGGCTATATGAGCCTAATGTCTCTTGGTGATTTTACTGATTATCAAGAACGCGGTCCAGAAGCATCTGGAGTTGGTCCTAATATCTCTGGTCAGCTAGGCAGAATTTATGGAATGCCAGTATTCACCAGTACCGATTGGGACGATGACGGCGGAACAGGCGACGAAACTGCATCAATATTCACTAAAGATTCTGTTCTTTTTGCTATGCAAATGGAGCCAAGAGTACAAAGCGAATATGATATTGATCACCTAGCAACAAGCGTGGTGGCTGATGTATTATTTGGCGCTTCTTTGACACAGGCTGCAGGAACTGCTGCTGGTCAAGTAGTTAATTTCAATAATCCTTAATCGGATAATTGATTAATGTGGTTGAGGGGGCTTTTATTAGCCCCTTTAGCCGAAATATTATATAGGAAAAAATTATGGCAACAGATTTAACAAATGTAGCTGTCTCTACTGGATATGTTCAATTATTACATATTGATGGTGGAGTTGGAGGATCTGCCACTCGTGTTTATGACGGTGACGGGACAGGTACACCACTAGAAATTTCTACTACAGAAGTTGTAATAAAAGATGGATCATTCAATCTTGATGTAGCTTCACACGATGGTACAAATGGTTTGAAGTTGGGAGGAACTTTAGTTACCACAAGTGCTGCCGAACTTAATTTACTTGATGGAATTACAGCCGGAACGGTTAGTGCTTCCAAATTTTTGCTCGTTGATAGCAATAAAGATTTAAGCGGTCTCCGCAATTTAACAGCTACAGGAACAATTACGGCAGCCAATTTCACAGGGACTGGGAATACTCAGATAGGAGATGCGGCAGCCGATACAGTTGCGATGAATGCAACAATCACTACAAATTTAATTTTTGAAGGATCAACGGATAATGCTTATGAAACTACATTGGCGATTACAGATCCAACTGCTGATAGAACTTGGACTATTCCAGATGCAACCGATACATCTGTCGGTCGTGCTACAACTGATACTTTAACCAATAAAACTTTAACTTCTCCAGATATTAATACACCAGATATTGATGGCGGAACAGTAGATGCAATTACATCATTAACCGTAGCTAATTCAGTTGATATTGGAAACTATACTTTAACAGCAAACGGCTTAACAATAGATGGAACATTTACAGATGGTACTTTATCAATCGCAAGTGGATCAATAACAAGTGCGGTAAATGGAACATTCTCAGGAACGGTCCAAGCAGAGCAATTAACTACAACTGATGATGCTACAATATCAGATCAGCTTTCAGTTGATGGAACTATGACAATTTCAACAGGAAGTATTGTTGATTCTACAGGGACAATAAGCTTCGGAGATGAAAATTTAACCACTACAGGTGTAGGGACTTTTGCTTCTTTAGATATTAGCGGTAATGCTGATATTGATGGAACAATGGAAGCAGATGCTTATACGGTGGACGGTACGGCTTTAAATGAGTATATAGCTGATACTGTGGGAGCTATGGTAAGCTCTAATACCGAAACAAATATCACAGTTACATACGAAGATGGAGATAATACTTTAGACTTTGTAATTGGAACGCTTAATCAAGATACAACTGGTACAGCAGATAATTTTACAGTTTCGGCTAATAATTCAAATGATGAGACGGTCTATCCAATATTTGTAGATGGGGCTACAGGATCACAAGGCGCTGAATCAGATACAGGATTAACATATAATCCAAGTTCTGGAATGCTTACAATCTCTGGTGAATTAGATGCAGGATCCTTAGACATATCAGGAAACGCAGATATAGACGGCACATTAGAAGCTGATGCAATCACCGTTGATGGAACAACATTGGCTGAATATATATCTGATACAGCAGGGGCAATGTTCTCTAGCAATACCGAAAGCGGAATAACAGTAACATATCAAGACGGTGATAACACTATTGATCTTTCAGTAGATGCAGCACAAACAGGGATTACTTCACTATTAGCTACCGATATTAAGGTCGGTGAAGATGATCAGACTAAAATAGATTTTGAAGATGCTGATAAGATTAATTTTTATGCAGGGAATGAAAAACAATTAATCCTAGAAGATGGTGCTTTATATCCAGGCTCTGATAACATTATTGATCTTGGTAAATCAGATAATGAATTTAAAGATGCTTTCTTTGATGGAACGGTTACGGCAGATGCTTTTGCTGGACCACTTACTGGTGCGGTAACAGGCAATGCTGATACGGCAACTTTAGCAACTACTGTTACTGTTACCGATAGTTCAGCTAATACAAATTTCCCAGTCGTATTTCATAATGAATCAAATGGCTTATTAGATGATACAGGTGCTTTAAGATATAATCCAAGCACAGGAGAGTTATTAGTTCCAAAATTAACAGTAGCTGGAACAACCACCACAGTTGATACGGTTACAATGAGTGCTCAAAATGCGATTGTATTTGAGGGGGCTACTGACGATTCATACGAAACTACTTTAAGCATAGTAGATCCTACTTCTGATCATACTCAATATTTAATCAATCAAGGCGGATATATTCCAGTCTTGGCAGCAGCTACAACAACTGCAATCTCAGCAACTCCAGAAGAAATAAATTTAATTGATGGGGGAACAGCCAGAGGCACAACTGC